CTCTTCCGATCTTTCTTCAATCTTCGCAAGTAATTGAATGTACGTATTAATAGTATTAGACATACTTGCATCAATAGAAGTCCATTGATTGTATGGTGATGGTTTACCACCCTCTCTACCAGGAATGTCCCAACCTTCTTCGTATGGATTGACAAATGCTACACCAAGTGCCCCTAAGTAATGCATCCACTTATCTACATCTATACCCATACTCTTAGGTATTTGAGTAACATCTATTACAGGTATTTTTCCTTTGTCTCTAGCTATTGCCATTTCAAGACGATACCAAAGTATAATGTACATGTATTGTAGTGGTTTCATGATAGCAACTAACGATTTAGCTTTAGTATTTGTGTTACTATAAGCTGCACCAGTATATGGCAATTTGGCACTATTTAAATTATCACCTCTACGGAACTGATATTCTAGTGGTTGCATACCAAAGTAAAGATCATCGCCTGCTCTGTATCCTTCCCATGCTTCAATAATCCATTTCCATTCAACATTGATTTCTTCACCAGTAGGTTTATAATATTCATCTACCTGTATTTCATCCGGCATACCTGTCTCAGGATCTATTATTGTAACAAACCCTATCTTTTTAAGTGATTTCCAGCATACATGATAAACTACAATGTTATCTGGATCTCCATAAGGATTATGGTCTGGTAATTTATTGTATGATTTTAAGTTATAATGAACAAAATCATCTACTGGACTTTTGTCTGGACCAAATCCAGATGTAGGTTTTTGATCTACTATTTCTAACAATTCATTTAATTGCTTTTCATCCAGTTTATCATAAAACTGATCATATATTTGGCTCCATGACATTAATGATCTATAACAACACCAAGATGCATCGTGAATGAATTCAATTCCTTCTTCTGCAGGATATTTAAAATCTTTAGGATTAATTCTTTTAATAACTGGTTCACCATTTCTAATTCCTACATAGTACTCTTCAAGCCCTGCAACAAGTGCATCTTTAAAGCCTTTCATAAATTCATGGGAAATGTTTTCTTTCTTAAGTAAAAATAATAGACTTTGATATGCTGTTGTTTCTGCTGCATCTTTATAATCCTTTGTTAAATACTTTTGTATTTGCTCTGGTGTTTGAATTTCTCCAGTCTGTAATCCTTCTTGAAATCTAGCTTGATCCTCTGGGCTTAATTTAGCAAGCATAGCAGCTTGCATATAATTTAATAACATTTGTTTAGCTTTATCCTGAACTTCACTACTAGCAATATCACTAGTACGACACACTCTAAAGTTAAATGGACGTTTTGTTTCTTCACCTAATAATAGATCTACTTTTGGACGTATGATATTATAATCCTGTGCCATTGCTGGAAAGCCATCATCTTGATTGAAAGGATTTGTAACATACTTTAGGTCTTTTTCATTGTATATACTATTATATAAATCATAATAGCTTTGCATTTCTTCTTCATCAGGTATACTTTCGGACGAAGCTATGCCAGATATTCCAATAATGTAATCCACGCAGTCTTTTCGCCATTCTTCGGTTTTTTTACTGAGTGGTAGTCTTTGGATAGGAAATGAGTTGACTGTTCTTTCCATATTAATTAGTAAACATAAATGTGGTTGTGTTATTATTTAAAGGCGTGAATGTAAATGAATCATCTGTATTTTTAAACAACGGTTTATCAAACAATCTCATTTTCTTTTCAACATCCTCTTTCTTCTTTACTTGTATATTATACAATTGTTCTCTATAGACCATTACCTGCATAAATGCCATAACCCTATCAAAGTTTCCTTTGTCATTATATTGAATAAGTTCTTCAAGGAATGGTTCAGATAGTACAGTATTTAAACCTAATTGCTTTTGATCTCTAAGTTCTTCCAGCCATTCTTTGATCTTACCTTCTCCCCAAAGTTTGATCTCTCTATTCATATGACATCCTTTTCGTCTATTTACTGTAGAATTATTAACAATATCTTTAATGATGTCTGGTTGATCAGCAAGTAAATGGCTACAATGTTTGTTATTGAAATAAGTAAACAAACCAGTGTTTTGGTTTTCTACCATTGCTTTTGCATTGTAGTAAATAAGTAACTTACGAACATTTTCATAAAACTCTTCAGCAGTTTTTGGCCTACCTGTATATTCTGCTACAATGATATCTGAATATGATTCAAAGTCTTGAAAACGTTTATATATAAAACAAGAACCTAATGAATTAGTACCTGATTGATCGTGATCATATGGGTCAATACCAGCTATATATAAACCAAATGGTGCATCTTTAACTGGGTGTTCCCATATAACTATTTTACCAGTAGGATCAGAATTCTTTGGTAATGGGAATTCGGTTATGTCTCCTGTTTTCTGTATATTCCAAATTATCTCTCCATTAACTAGAGTAAGAGTACCTACTTGTTTATGATTCTGTAATTTAGTATTAGTTCTTATCCTTGCTAATTGTTTTTGTAATTCTTTTTTTGGAAATATGTTACCAGATAATTCAGTAAATGCTTCTGCAGGAGATTCAGAGTGTTCTGCTACATATCTATCTATTTGTTGAGAACTAGTAGCTTCTTTTAATTCTTCTTCACGTAGATTTAAAATAAACTGTCTTGCTTTGTCATGAAGAGTATTACCATCCTCATCCATATACAATCGTTTACCAGTCTCATCACGTATATCCAAATTAGTGTGTTGAGGTATAAAGAAGCCACATTCCTTACTCTGGATACCATCATCCCATATATTCTCAAAACCTATACAGTTATATGATTTGGGATTGTAAAATGCTTCACGTAATGTCATTACTGCAGGACCTTCATCACCACCAGTACCAAACATAATCATCAGACCAAAGGCAACACCATCTTGTTCTACGGATGGTCTAGCAATTTGCCACGCAGCTTTAAGTTCTGGGAAAGTACCTGCCTCTTCCCAGAGTATTAACATACCTGCTTTACCACGTACAGCATCTGGGTTATCTTTCAATGATACACCTATTATCTCTGATTTATAACCAACTTCAATTTTATTACCAAAATTATCAGTTACAATCATAGAAGCTCTACGACGCATACTAGTATTTACAGCTTGTCGTTTCTTACCCCACGCCGTGTTTTCATCTATAAAGTCCATGTAATCCCAGGCCTTAGTAAGGATACCATCATCAGTAAGATACTGTTTATTTGAGGCATACACATAAGACTTAGAACCGGGTATTAAAAAGAAATTACGACAAAGCATAGAACCACCTTTATAGGAATAACCTTTACGTCTAGCTTTTGCTACACATAAGTGTTTGCCTTGATCCTGTGCGCTTTCAATAGCTTGAAAATAGTAATAGTCATAATCATAAAAGTCAGGAAATGCTAACTCTCTTACTTTAATTAGCTCTTCTTGACCTTGTTTATTCTTTTTATTTTTGTATACAATTCTTTGAATTGGGCAATAGTTTAAATAAAAATAGTTATACCCAGTGATGTAGTCCCCATCATCTGCAGTATAACCATTAATGCATCTATCGGCCTCTGTTTCCCAAAAATTGAAATACTCTGATGTACCTTTTGGGAAGGAACAATAAGACCCCGACTCTATATAAGTTAGCGCCGGGGTTCTGAATTTATTAGAATTTTTGATTTTCTTTGTGAAATCAATCATAAATTACTTTCTTCGTTTAAACAGATTCTTAATTTTCTGCCATAAACTAGTTTTAGTAGTGTGATTATTTTCTGTTTTTTCATCCATGTGTGATATAGCATAAGCAGCAGCTTCAGCCAAATCTCTTTCTTGCTCTGCTTTCATGTTGTTATATACCTCAGTAAAGTCAAAAATAATCATTGTCGGTTTAGTATTCTTTTTACTAGTTTTAGTCTTAGCCATAATTGCAATTTCTTTAAGCCCTTAACGGGCAGGTTTTTATAATGTCTTTTATTGTGTCGTATTTTCTACAACTTCTTTTTTGGTAATTCAAATGGGTTCATTTCTCCACCGCCTCTAACTTTGCTATTCTTAATCTCTTCTGCTCTTACTTGAGATTTAAGTTTCACAATTGATTCTATTACTCCAGCCATATTCTTAGCACCATCTGTAAGCTTTTTAATAGAATCTAAATCCATTTCGTCATCTTTAGATAAGTGATAGTATTTAGCAGCACCTTCAAGTTTCAATAGTAATCCATCTAACATATACTCAAGTAAGGAATATGTTCTGCTTTTCCAACTATCTTCTGCTTGTGTTACTATCTCTGGTAATTCATAGTTTTCATCTCCAAATAACTCCTTTTTTAATGTAGGTTCTATTAGATCTCTTTCCATAGTCTCTACATAAGGAGAATCATATTTGTTTTTAAGTACTATGTACCATAAGTATTTTGTTGCTAAATCTTTATCTTTGAATGAATCCCAAAGTTTTTTAAATGGTGGAATGGCCAACATGTCTGGATGTATGACCACTTGTCCACCAACTATATCCGCTAAATTCATCTTTAAGCTTCCTTAACACAAGCTTCGCAACAATTGCAATCCTTCATATTACGATTTTGCTCGTATTCTTTATTCAATTTATAATTATTATAAAAATCTTCATTTCTCATAATAACAAAATCTCTAACTTTTCTTCTATCTTCAACTGGTACTTCTTTTTCTCTATAACCAGCATAGAGAACCAAGATTACATCACCAGCTTTTACATCATATTCTTTTTCATTAGCTACAAAGGTACCATCTTCCTCAATTACCCAAGCCCAATCAATATTTAAGTAATGATTACTAATAGTATCAAAATTCTTAATATCGTTATCCTTCATTGTTAACAATGAGCTGCCACCTGTATAAATATACGTATTCATATTAATCTAAATTTATTTTAATGTATCTGTTTTTATAATGTCTATTCAATGCATCTACTGCTTCTTGTTTAGTATAAAATGCATTAACATACTCTGGATTTTTACTGTACTGATTGATTATCTCCTTCAGTTGCTCCGCTTTCTCGTCCCTGTTCTGCATTCTCATTTTCTTCTTTATTATCAGTTGAACCAAATCCACCACCACGATCTTCGCCTGCTAATTCCTCTACAATTACAGGCTCCATCTTCGGATAAGGCATTACTACTAACTGAGCAATCTTTTCACCTGGTTGATAGATTGTAGGAAGAGCATCTGTAGTAATCTTGAATTTAACAAGAATCTCACCTTTATAATCGCAATCTATAACACCTACTGCATTACACATTGACATAGATCTCTGAGAAATAGATGATCTCATAAAGATCAAACCCATATGACCTTCAGGAATCTCTACTGACAAACCTGTATGATATACTAATACTAACTTACCGCTCTTATCAAATTCCTGAGTAAAGGAAATTGCTGTTAAATCTAAACCAGCATCATTAGGGTTAGCATAACTAGGTAATACTGCGTCTTCTTGTAATTTCTTAAATTTTAATTCCATATTATTTTCTTACTATATTGTGTCCTAATATTATTTCTGTTGCTTGTGCTGCTAAATTTGCAGCATAATCTTCAAGGAATTGACTACGATTTGTGTCTTGTAAGATCTGCCTCAGATACAGTAGTATCACTTGTTGATTCAGTAGTATCTTGTCCAGTTTTTCTTCTGTGTTCATTCCTTTTTTGAATTCTTGTATTTCTAGTACCATAATTAGCATTGTATTTAGCAGTACACCATTCTAGATTCAATAATTTGTTATTAGTTTTATCTTCATCTATATGGTTTACCTGTTCTCCAATACATTCTGAAAATGTTGATAATACTAATCTATGTACTTTTACTTTGTAATTCCTTTTATTCTTTTGTAATGATACAGTTAGATATCCGTTGTGATCTAGCCGTTGAACTAGAATTTTTCCAATCGTTTTATGTAGACGTCCGTTAGAATGTTCTATTATTCTATCTTTTGATCGTACTTTACCAAAATTAGATACTTCATAATCTGGAAAATTGTATGCGGTT